AAGCACTCCAGAAAAATGATTATGAGACCATAGCAAGACTTTGGAACGGGACAGGGTTTAAGAAGAATAATTACGATACAGACCTTAAAAAATATCATTTGGAATTAAAAAATTTTATTTGGAACGAACCGTAAATACTTATTCCCCCCTATGGGTAGCTCCCATAGGTTGACGGCGGATTGAACCGTCGTTTCAAAACCCAGCGGATAATAGAAAACCGCACAAACAACTATCTGAGAGTAAGACGGTAGCAAAGTGCTACGAGGGTCTCTCAGTATTTTATTAAAAAGAGGATTGTATGATAAAATCACTAATACCTTTACTGCTTGCTTTACTAATTGGTATTGCAATCGGTTGGCGGATAAGACCAATTCCTAAACCTGAAATTCAGGTTAAAACAGACACTTTAATTACCTACATAAATAAGACTGATACTTTGGTTAAACCTATCTTTTACACACGGAAGGACACAGTATTTGTAACTAAGTTGGATACCTTCTACATAGAAAATTACTACATCGCCGAAGTTGATACTACTTATGAAGACGACTTACTGCACGCAAATATAAAGTATATATCAGACATACCTTTAAGCAAGGACAGTTACTTTGATTTAAAATTTAAGGTCAAGCAAAAAGAAGTAATAAAGGTAATCACTAAAGAAAAAGAAGAATCGTTCTGGCATAACAGATTTGTGCCTTATCTGGGAGTGGGTTTATCTTATACTCAGGACAATAAAATCTATCCTTCAATACAGTTGGGTTTCGGAATAAGATTTTAATTTCACAAACAATCTAAAGGAAGGTAATGCAAACCACAGGCATATTCACTATCCACCAAGTTGACATTCCTATCAAAAAATTAGATGAACCAATTTACTTAATCCCTTTCGGAGATATTCACCGCTCAAGTCCAATGTGCCACACTCAGAAATGGCTTGAGTTTCTTGATTGGGCTAAAAAGAAAAAGAATGCTTACTTTTTAGGTATGGGAGATTACGACGACCTTGCAAGTGCTTCGGAAAGAAAAATTTTAGTTAATAAGGACTTACACGACTCATCACTTCAAACCCTTGAGAAACTCTATCTTAGTCATACAAAAAGATTATACGATGAAATAAAATTTATGGAAGGCAGAATCATAGGTTTGATGGAAGGAAATCACTACGGAGAGTTCTTAAACGGCACGACAACAACACAAAAACTTGCGGAACTACTAAAATGCAAATACTTAGGAGTTTCAACTTTTATAAGATTAAGTTTTTCTTTAAGTTCATCTAAAGCCGCAATAGACATCTGGGCGCATCACGGTAAAGGTGCGGCGAGACTTATCGGAGGTTCACTCAATAGGGTTCAACAGATGGGAGAAGCCGCTGAAGCCGATATTTATTGTGTAGATGAAGAAACAGAAATTTTAACGAAAGACGGATGGAAACGATATAACGAAATACAAAAAGATGATATTGTATATTCATATTCTATTGAAAACAAAAAAATAGAATTAGACATAGCAAAGGATGTTATAATTAACGAATATTCTGGCGAAATGTATGAAATTAAAAACTCTAATTTGGATATGCTACTATCGCCTAATCATCGGGTTTTATATAGGCAAAGGGGCGGCGATTATTTAATTAAGAAAGCCAAAGAATTTGAGAATTTCAAATCACAAGTTCAATTCCCTGTGGCTGGTTTATACGAAGGCACGACTATTTTATCGGACGAAAAAATAGCGTTAGCCGCCTGGATAATATCGGAGGGAAGTTTTTTAGGTAGCGGAATAAGAATATATCAAAAGTATGAAGAAAAGACACAAATTATAAAAAACCTATTAGATAAGATTGGCTACGGATATACATTAAATAAAAGGTCTGATGGGATGAATGTTTTTTATATACATTCGAAACATAAAAAAGATATATTGTTTTTTGTTAAAGACAAAGACATCCCTGAATGGGTGTATTCTCTCGACCAAAGGCAATTTGATATATTTTTAAGTAATTTGGTTAAGGGAGATGGATGCGCTAATTCAGAAACATCGGGGCAATATTATTCTTCAAATGTAGATTTAATAGACAGATTGCAGATTGCTTGCACACTACATAATTATCGAACTATCAAACAATATAAAAAAGGCGGATTTAAAAATGGTGGGTGGCGACTTTTATATTCAAAAAGAGATACCGTTGATTATGCTTTTAGCAAAAATGATATAAAGAAAGTTGAGTATAAGGGAATAATTTGGTGTGTTAATACATCTAATACAACAATTATATGCAGAAGGAATGGGAAGGTTTTCATAACGGGGAATTGTATGGGACACGACCATAAGAAATCCGTTGGATTAGTAACTAAACTTTCACTTGCTTCAGGCAAAGGCGGGCTTAAACTCAGACACAGAAAACAACTCTATGCAAGGACGGGTTCATTCCTTAAAGGATATGAAGACAATAAAGTATCTTATGTAGCGGATATGGCTTTATCACCTACGGACTTAGGTGTGGTAAAGATAGAACTTACGCCGAGAAGAAACAGAAAAGGCGGTGAAGATAGATTCTATGTTGACATTCACGCAAGCATATAAGAGGATTTATGGAGGGAATAAAAGTTCTATCATTATTTGATGGCATATCTTGTGCGAGAGTTGCTCTTGATAGAATTGGTGTGCCGGTAAGTTATTATTACTCAAGTGAAATAGATAAATATGCAATTCAAATAGCACAAAAGAATTACCCTGATACGATACAACTTGGGGATATTAAGGAAATTTCTCTGAATAAATACCCTGAAATAAATAATCCTGATTTGATAATCGGGGGCAGTCCTTGCCAGGATTTATCAATAGCTAAAAAAGACCGCAAAGGATTAGAAGGTGAAAGAAGCGGTTTATTCTGGGAGTATGTTCGTATATTAAAAGAAGTTCATCCAAAATATTTTATTTTAGAAAATGTGGCAAGTATGTCAAAGAAAGATAAAGAGATAATTACACAGACCTTAGGCGTAGAACCAGTAATGATAAATGCTTCATTAGTCTCGGCACAAAACAGAAAAAGATCATTTTGGGTTGGCAAAAAAGTTAATGATGGATATATCCAAGTTGAAATACCCCTACCAGAAGACAGAGGAATTTTATTAAAAGATATTTTAGAAAACGGGAGTGTGGATAGATTAAAAAGTTATTGTATAGACGCAAATTATTATCGCGGCTCGAATTGGAAACAATATAAAACAAGAGGCAGAAGGCAGTTAGTTATAGTGGGCAATATCAGCAATAATAGTCAAGGCAATAGAGTTTACTCTCCAGAAAGCAAATCTACAACACTATCAGCAAACGGTGGCGGTTGGGGTGCAAAAACAGGTTTATACTTAACTGAAAATATTGTAAGAAAATTAACACCAATAGAATGCGAAAGACTTCAGGGATTGCCTGATAATTATACCGAAGGCGTAAGCAATACACAAAGATATAAAGCATTGGGTAACGCCTTTAATGTTGATGTTGTTGCTCATATATTAAAATATATTTTTTAACCAAACCTGTTTAATTCAGGCACACATTCTCAGAATGAAACATTCTAAAAAATCGAACAATTTGATTTTAGGTTAAATTCTTGATATTTCTTTGGCATAAGTTTAGAGTTACGATAAATGTATGAAAGACAGTGATTACATAGAAAGTTTAGTTTTCAGAAATGTTAACGGCTACTTAGAGCCTGTCAATGACCGTGCTAATGAACTTCTCAACTCCTTAAAGCTCGGTGAGACTGTTGAAATGAAAGAGGTCTCCAAGCGTGATATAAAGTTTCACCGGGCTTATTTTGATTTAATACACTTCATTTACGATTACTTGCCTGATAATTTTAAGGAACGGATACCAAAAGAAAAGTTTTACTTATTCCTGAAAGAACTTCAGGGAAGGTATAAAGTCCTTTACAAATTTAAAGACGGCAGGGAGATGAAAGAATATCAGTCTATTGCTTTCGACAAGATGTCGCAGATACAATTCAGGGACTTCGTAAGAGAACAGATAACGATTATTTATGATAGTCTCATAAGAGTTCTTTTTGATGAAAAGAGGGCTAAAGACATCATAGATACCATAGAAGAAGAATATAAAGTTTTTTTATCTAAATTATAGGAATAAAAATGAATTTCGGAGATAAAATGGATATGGTCACAGATACTCTTTGCTTCAATGCGAAGAAAGATTTATGGATTGACAGCGAGGAATTAACCAAAGTATTCAATGACGATGAAGCATATAATATTTTAACTATTGGAATGGTAATCTCTAAAGAGTATGATAAAAATATATTTATGTTTCTTTTAGGCGTGCCTGAGATTGGGATTGAGCATAAGATAGCGATTTTATTTAAGGTAATCAGAGAAGGAATAGAAAAATACGACCAGATAAAAGAAGTCTTTGAAAATGTAAAACACAGACCTGAATTAGTGGAACAGACCAAATTTGGATTTGAAGACTTAGAAAACGAACCAATAGGAAATTTATTTTTACAATATTCAGTGGTTTCGGCGTTTGCTGACTTGTTTTATAAGTTTAAAAACCGTGAAATCAATCTTAGTGAACTAATAAAACAAATTAAGGAAAGACTATGAAAGAGACAATTTTATCTTTCTTTTTCTTGTTCTGTGCAGTGATGTTTATGGGCGGGTTTTTTATGCTCCGGGAAAGGTTGAATTTGATTAAGGACAGATTAGGCGAAGAAACCTTTAATTGGCTAATCAGAGGCAACGATGAAACCAAAAATATGTAGTGAATGCCCGTATAGGAAGATATGCAAGTTTGAACTATACGCAAACGGAAAGGTAAAACTCTATAATTATAAATCTTGCGTTTATTATGGGAGGTTTGAAAATGATACTGCCAAGAGAAAAAGTCAAGGAAGTGATCAGCAAATATCGTTCGAGGGAACTTGACCGGCAACAGCTGGCTAAACATTTTAAGTTAGACATTGACTATGTTGAAAGTTTGTTGAGCTACCACAAGGTAAAACGGTGGGACTTAAAAAGAAGGAATATTCCCGAAGATGTTCTTGAGGTAATCATTAAAAAATACCAAGAGAAAAAAATTACAAGAAGAAAAATCTCGGATAAATATGGAATAAATTACAGTTCTTTAGACACTATGTTCAGGCGGAGAGGCGTTTTAATTTGGGATTTGAAAATGGAAGAAGGCAAGGATAATAATATAGATGAGTATTATTCCTTCAAAAGAGATAAAAGACCTTATGCGAGATTATTCTATGAGTATAATAAATATTAAGGAGAAATAAATGAGAGAGTTTTATCAATTCAAAGAAGATGAAAATCAAATAAATGTCTTTGATGAAAGATGGTATAGAAGGGAAATTGACGGAGAGACTAAGTTTTACAGAAATGTAACCACGATTCTGGATATAGTTGATAAAGGTTACGGCTTCAGGCAATACCTCAAGCAGTCAGGTTTTCGTGCAGATTATATTCTGGCTAAAGCAGGCGAATTTGGAGATGTATTCCATAACTACACCGCAAGATACGATGCAGGATTTCCTATCTCTTATTACGAATTAGAAGAAGAAGTAGGTAAATCCGTTGCTATGGAGTTATGGAAAAGACTTGTAAGGTATGTAGAATTTGTTGATGAACAACCAGCGGAGATACTTCATATCGAGAAAATAGTTTACTCAGATATTTATGAATACGCTGGCACTTGTGACAGGATAGTAAAAAACGGCGATGTTTACGAGGTATGGGACATTAAAACAGGCAATGGAGTTTATAAGACCTATTTCCAACAGTTAGCGGCTTATCGGCAGGCGGTTAAAGAAACCTTAGGAATAGACTGCCAGGTGGCAAAGATACTATGGTTTCCCGATAAAAAAGAAGAAACCGACGAAGAGGGTAAAGTTACCTATCATCCGAATAAAAAGGGTTACAGGATAATCGAATTAGACGCACCGAAGTTAGATTATTACTTTGATGTATTCTTAGCGACGAAGAAGTTATTCGATAGCGAAAACTCAGACACGCCTTCATTTTTAACTTTACCTATAAAACTTCAGAAAGGAGAAAAAGTTGAAGGACGAAATTCTGGCAAAAATAAAGTTACACGGAATAAATAACCCGATATTTTCTTCTATCTTAGAAGAAGAATTTAAAATAACAGGCTCGGAACTAAGAGAGATTATTCATAACTTAAGACTTTCAGGTGAACCAATAGCAAGTAATTCACTTGGATATTATTACGCTAAGGACTATACTGAGATAATAGGGACAATAAATATGCTTGCAAGCCGTGAAGCAAAGATAAGAGAGGTAAGACTTGCTTTAGAGAAAGTCTTTCAGAACAAAGAACAATTAAGACTAATATAAAGGAATAATATGCTAAACTTTTATCGAACAAAATCAGCTTTGCAGATTAAACTTAAAAAGCCGACGGTTAAAGACGACTACATAGAAAAAGAAGGTGCAGTATTTTTAGAATTTGCCAAAGGCGAAGACAAAAAATTTGATTGGAAAAATAAGATAACTTTTGCTTTAAGCACAAGCGATTATCCTATTTTATTTACAGCACTTGAGGGCATTAAATCAAAGGGAAATCTACCTAAAGACAAGGACGGCAAAGATGAAATGAACATCATTCATAAGTATAACGACAAGACAAAGAAACTTGTGCTGAAGAAAGGTGAATATGGATATTTCCTAACAGTAATCCAGGACAAAGACTTTATTTCAGTTTCTATGAGTTACGGAGATTTACTTATGTTATATCACTTCCTTGTAACAATAGGGTTTGACATAATAAGAATATAGGAGGTGGTAACATCAACTTCAAGCCCGCCGAAGCAAACTAAATAAATACTTGGTGTGTATTGTATAAGGCGGGCTGATAATTAAATTAACTAAAAGACAATAATATAAAATTTTTAATTTCAATAATAAATAAAAAGATGATTAAATCGGATACATTTATTAGCGTTGAAGAATATAAGGGCATTTGGACAAGAGAAGAAGTAGCCAAGCAAACCGACAAAGTATTTTTATTTGGAGATAATACTGAGGATAGGCTAAAAACCAAATATATTCCGACTTCAACACAAGCAGTAATTCGGGGTTTACCTAATGCTATTGGTATTGATACAAAGAAAAATAGAGGGGCGGATGAAAATTCATACTTCACAGACGCTGATTTTGAACAATTCAAAAAACAAGTAGATGAAGCTATCCAAAAAGCTAAAAATAGTGGTAAAATTATTGTAATACCTGCTGGTGGTATTGGTACTGGTAAAGCAATGTTGAAGGAGAAAGCCCCGAAATTATTTGATTATTTACAGCAAGAACTTAATAAATTGAAAGGTATAGATGAAATTCTTTAGTAAATTAACCCAGAAATTCTTAATTTTGCAATTAGAAATTAACAGTTTAGTGTAAGAATTTGCCAACAAAGCCCCAAAGGATACCAGCCTTCCTTAAGCTAAGCTGTTAATTTCTGTATCCTGAGGGGCTACTTATTTTAAGAGGTGTAAAATGAGTAAATTCTATTCAAAAGAAAGATACGGGACTGTCCCGAATGATGTGCTTAATAATCCTGATGTTTCATTAAAGGCGAAGGGATTATTTGCTTTTATTCAGTCTAAGCCCGATGGTTGGAAGTTTTCGGTCGAACGGATTGCGTTACAGACAAAAGACGGTATCGAGTCAATAAGAACAGCGATGAAAGAATTAGAAGAAGCGGGATACTTAAAAAGGACTCCATTAAAGAATGAAGAAGGCAAGTGGGACGGTTATAATTATGTCCTTTCTGCTAATCCAACACTGATAATTGAGGAAATTCCGTCGTCAGAAAACCTAACGACGGATTTGCTATTAACGGATAACTACCCAACCCTTAGTAATAAAGAATATAGTAAAAAAGAAAAAGTAAACAACATAAAGACAGACATGTCAACTACCGTTGACGACTGTCTTCCTATAATAGAAAAATGGAACGCATTCGCCTCCCAGAATAATCTTTCTCAGGTTAGAGACTTAACCCCTACTCGTAAGAAGAAACTCTTGGCACGGCTTAAAAACAAGAAGTTTGATATTGACAAGATTTTAGAGATGGCTTCCAAGAGTGATTTCCTGATGGGCAGGTCGCCGAGAGGCTGGAAGTTAAATTTCGATTTTCTGATCAGGAATGATGATAACTTTATCAAGATATTAGAAGGCGGTTACGGAATATCCAAACCTAAGGGTTACTCTTATGAAGAAGTGTTAAAGATTACAGGTGGTAAAATCGCTGGCAAGTTCCAGAAGGCACAGGACGGATTATGGTATGCGATTAAACGAACGGAAACGGGGTCTGGTGGCACGAACTCAAGCCGACCTATACTACCTATCGGGTTAGACAAAGAAAGTGGTTTATAAGCGATTTATGGAAGCCGTTTTAAGCAAAAAATCACTTAACTTATTATAAAATAAGGAGTTAATATGGAAGAGAAAATTTTATGCTGGACAAAACAAAAACCAGATAAACCCTGTGTATTTTTAACAAGGATTTGGGATAAAAAATTAGAGAAATATGATTATTATGTTTGGCGATTTGAGAAAGCCGAATGTAATGGCGAATGGTATTTAGCCTGGCTGACAGAGGACGGTGAAGAGTGGGACGATATTTCTGAATGTAATTTTGACGAATATTTGATTTTAGAAATAACAAATTAAAGACTTATGCTGGATACAGAACGATTACCTGATTTAGAGAAGTCAGTTTTAGGAATAATGCTCTCCGAGAATAGGGTAATACCTACTGTTTTAGAATATTTAGATGAAGAATGTTTTACTGAGCCGTTGCACATTGACTTATTTAAAACCATAAAAACCTATTACTTAGAAGATACACCGATTGATGTATTAGTTGCTTATAATGCATTAAAAAATAAATACAAGAAAAGTGTCGTTGAAATATCCGAAATGGTTTCTACTTCTACGACTACTGAACTTAATGCAAAAACCCACGCTATTTTACTCTTAGAAAAGAAACTTGCACGGAAATTATTAAAATCTACCGAGATTATTAAAAAAGAAATCGAATTAGGAAACCCAATAGATGAAGTAATCTACAAAGCCGAAGAACTAATATTTGAAATCGCAACAAAATTTGATGTTAAAAAAGAAATCACAGTCTCTCAGAGCGTAAACGAAGTCGTAAAAGATTTAGAAGAAGTATTAAAGGGCAATTCAGAAATATTCATAAAAACAGGCTTGATAGATTTTGATAACTTAGCCGGCGGATTAAAGCCCGGAGAACTCATTGTCTTAGGTGCAAGACCTTCGATGGGAAAGACTTCTTTAGCCGTGTCTATGATCAAAAACATTTCAGTTACTCACCCTGTTTTATTTTTTACATTGGAAATGTCTCACAAGTCTATCACAACAAAATTACTCTCATTCAAAACAGGCATAACAGCATTTAGGCTTCTTACAGGGAAATATCCAAAAGAAGACAAAATAAGAATAGGCAAATCCGCAATCGAACTAATGAACCTTAAACTTCTCATAGACGATAACCCCGTGCTGAATATCTATGAATTAAAATCCAAATCGAAAAAGATAAAACTTAGAGATGATATAAAATTGATTGTCATTGACTATCTTCAGTTAATCCGAGCCAAAGCCGATACAAGGGAAAGAGAAATCGCACTGATTTCAAGTGAATTAAAATCCTTAGCCAAGCAATTAGATATACCTATACTTTGTTTAAGTCAATTAAACCGTTCACTTGAAACCAGAGCTGACAAACGACCCACACTTGCAGACCTAAGAGAAAGCGGTGCAATCGAACAAGACGCCGACCTTGTTTTATTTCTCTACCGGGATGAATATTATGGAGTAGATGTAGATGACAACGGAAATTCGACCAAAGGAATAGCCGAGTTAATCGTAGCAAAAAACCGAAACGGAGCAGTAGGAAAAGTCAAACTTCACTTTAATTCAGAGACGACTGATTTTAACAATTTAGCAGAAAACAATCAATTAGAAACATATTATAATGACATAATATGAGTGAGATAAAACTTCCAGAAAGAAATTCTTTCATTCTTGGTGATTGTATGGATTATCTGCCGTTATTCCCAGATAAGTATTTTGATTTGGCTATTGTTGATCCGCCGTATGGGATAGGATTCAGCGACTATGAAAGAGGAAGTTTGGGAGAATTTGTAAGAAGGCGTTATACGAAAGATGAAAAAAAGAAATGGGATTATCGCTTGCCTGACAAAGATTACTTTGACCAACTATTTAGAATCAGTAAAAATAGTATAATCTGGGGTGGGAACTATTTTAATTTACCAAGTTGTAAACATTTTATATTTTGGTATAAGAAAAATCCCGTTCCTAATTTTTCAGATGGTGAATTTGCTTGGACGACTTTTGACAAACCCTCGAAATGCTTCGAATATCCATATTATGGCAATATAAATTCTGAACCAGACAGAATTCACCCAACCCAAAAACCCGTTGCATTATATCGTTGGCTTTTGAAAAACTATGCAAAGAAAGGCGATTTAATACTTGACACACACGTTGGCAGTGCTTCAAGTCTAATTGCCTGTGTTGAATTAGGTTTTGACTACATAGGTTTTGAGAAGGACGAAGAATATTACGAGAAAGCAAGTAAAAGATTAAAATCAGCAACAAGAAAATATGAACTATTCGAATGACTTAAACCAAGACAAATTCCCAAAATGAAACACATAAAAACAAAAATCATTAAAAATCTAACTAAAATCAATAAATGAATTTGGCACGGGAATTAGGTATAAGTAGTATATGAAAAAGATAGTGAAATACAATAATTTAGGGCAAATTACTACAGGTCGATTAGTTTATTTTCGTTCAACTGATGTTGAGCAGAAAAATTATCACAGGCTATTATGGTCTGTTCCTGATGAATTTCTTTTTCATTTTTATAAAGGGAATAAGATAATAATCAATGATATATCAAAACACAGAAAAGGGAAAATAGAAAGAATTTTCATTCCTGTTTTGAGAGATTTATTAAATTCTTTGTATTTAGGATTGCCGATAGAAAATAAAAACTTGTCGGCACATTATAACTTAGCCAAAGAAGCTTTATTATCGGATAAATCATTAAAAAGAAAATATTTGTTTTGGAAAGGCAAAATAAAAAATAAAATTGAAATAGAAGGTAAGACAATAAGAAAAACCGCCGAGCCAAATTTGCTTAATTTGGTACGGGAATTAGATAATAAGGAATAAAAAAAGGAGAAATTAAAAAAATATGTGTATGACGATATTTAGTAATGTTGGTTCGATGCTAAAGCCTTCAATAGCAGATAAAGACATAGAAGTTGGGAAAATATTTGAAATAGAAGATGGCAAATACTTATCTTTACTTATGAAAACCGAATACCCTCTTAATGAATTATTAACCGAAAAAGAATTTGGAATGAGTTACGAAGGCAAGGGCGAATATAGAATTTATGAGGGCTTACACGCTTACAGTTATGAGATTGCCTTAAGAAAATATCGAACAAGTGTTAGCTTATTATCTCGCAACGCAATCAGGGCTTGCAAATGTATTATCCCTAAAGGCACTAAATATTATACTAATTCTGAGGAATATGTCTCTTTGGCGCTTAAACGGGTAGAAAATTAAGAATAAAAAGGAGAAATAAAGTGGAACAAACAAAACTTTTATTAGAGGAACTTGCTAAAAAACTCGGGACAACCGTTGAATATTTGTGGGGAGTATTACTAAAACAAGCAAAAGTTGAAGCTATACAATGGACAATCATACTTTTAATTTTTATAATTTATTCATTACTTTGTATAAAGTATTTGTTGTGGGGGCTTAGAGATTGGGATAGTTTTAGTTCAAGCGAAGAAGAACATTATTTTACTGTTTGGTTTATATTGGGGGTCATTTGGTGCGTATTTTTTGTTATCATATTAGCCAATGTTACAAATCTTGTAAACGCAATCTTTAACCCTGAATATTGGGCGTTAAAAGAAATTTTAAGTCTTATCAACAAATAAAAGGAATAATTAAATGGAAAAAATAGAGTTTGAAAAAGAGAAACTTGTAAAAGTATTAAGAGAAAACCCCGGATTACTAAAAACCTTAGTTGAACACTTCCCAGAAATAAAAGACGAGGTGGTTTATTATGATTTAACCCCTTTAACTTTCAAGGTATCGGATTATTATATATTTAGCAGAGAACAAAGCATAGAAGCAGGGTTTAGAAATGAAGAGTTTATGCAAGTAAGGAGAAACGGAACTTATGCTTATAAGTCATTTTTCCTTAGTTCAGAGTATAATTGGGAGTTACTTAAAGATGAAGAGGGGGCTTTAGTTCTTTTACCGACAATGAAACTAAAAAGTGAGGAATAAATGTATCTTCAGCAGATTAAAGAAAAACTATTCGAAAGCGAGATATTATCTCCTTTCGATATTTGCGAAATTATTGATGAAATAGAACACGGAATTTGGCAAAGCGAAGAAGAAGTCCTTGAATTTATAAAAGACAGAATAAGTTTAGCTATTGAAGATGAAATTAAATTAGAGCGGGAGCTATTAAGATATGGAATTAAACATAGAGAAGATTTTCCAGAACAAGATTGAACCAGAGAAAAAACGGCTTGCTGAGTATATCATTATACTTATGCAGGCATATAACAACGACGGCTACATTTTAGAGCCAGAGTTGAAATATCTCTATAAAGAGTTCAAAAAACTTTTAGAAGAAAACAAAGACAAAAGTAAAATTTTAATTAAATGAAAGGAGCAATAAAATGGCTATTGAAGTATTTTTTATCGAAGAAATGGACAAAGTAATCACCGAGAATGAAAGTCTCGACAAGTGGTTAGACACCGTTAAAGAGCTTGGCTTGGAAGGACAGCTAAGTCTTACATCTGAGGGTAAAACACCAATACCTTTCAGGAAAATGACCCGTGTTGAAAGAGAAGTTTACACACAGCTTTGTCCGGAATATGAAAATGTTAAAAATTACAAAAGCGACGCAATCCCGCTGAGAGTTCTGTCTTTAATAGCACTTGCAGAAAAAGAAAATTATTTTGGACGCATTGATATATGGTATGCAACAGAAAATACCGACCCTATTGCTGTCGGATATAAACTTAGACCAGACCAAAAACCTAACGATGTCAGCAGATGGAATAATGACGGTATTTTCCTAATAGCCCGGTGGGGTGATGAACTTAGAAGTTTCCCTGAACTTCAGAAAATGGCTAAGGAATCTTATATCAGAGACGAAGAAGAAAGACATCAAAAAGCACTGATAGAGGCAAACAAGTTCGGTATATAAAAAAATGAAGAAAAGCAACTTAAACAGCGAACTTGAAAAAACACAGAAGTTGGTAAACCTTTATATCCGACTGAAATATGCCATTGAAACCAACGAAGGTTTAATGGCAAAGTGTTATACCTGCGGAAAGACTTGGCTATTACAAACTTCAGAAGATTGGAAAAACTACCACGCCGGACACTATTGGAAGGCTGATAAAAAATCCGGGCATCAATCCGTTAGGTTCAATCTAAACAACATCCGTCCACAATGCAAAAAATGCAACACTTTCAGAGGCGGAATGATGGCGGAATTTGCATTTGCACTCACAGAAGAAATTGGACACGAAGCGGTTCAGAATTTAGGCAGATTAGCAAAAATGCCTAAGAAATGGACAATCCAGGAACTACAAGAAATCCAAATGAAGATAAATGAATTGTTCTTATCTGAAGAAATGCAAAGAAAGTTAAAATTTTATAAAAACAAACCTTAAAAAATCCCTGCACCCCTAAAGATGCAGGGATTAATCTTAGATATAATCTTCTAATTCATCTTCAGGAATATCAATAAACACGAACCCTTCACCACTACATTTGTTACAATTCACCGTTAAAAATCTCTTAGGGTAGTAAAATCCGTAATTTGGCATCCAGCCCCTGTCTATAACTTCCGTTCCTTCACCCTGACAATTCGGACAAGTAACCATTGTGTCACAATGTTGCCCGCACTTTGAGCAGGTTTTAGAAGGGAACAAGACTTTCGCTTTACAACAATTACTATAAATCATCTTTTTCTCCTTATATTTTTGAACCCTTTTAGTTTTAATTCTTTTTCAAACTCTTTTAAGTCTTTCTTCTCGGTAAACTTTTTCGCCTGAAAATTCTCGCCGGCTGAAAAATTCACAACATACCCATCTGAAACTAAAAGAATATGATAAAGTTTCATTTCTTCCTCCGTAAATTTGTTAAAAATTTATACTACCTTGTTAAAAATTCATATCACTGCAAAGTGTAAATATTGCACTTTGGTAATCTGAACAAATAAGCCCGAACCCTTTTCAGTTCAGACAAATTCCTTCGTAAAAATTTACTCTGTGGACTGAACCAGCCAGATAATATCCGTAAACAGTCAGCCCGTTAGAATGAACGATTCTTAAACAACAAACCATTCTAAGCCCTTTCAAATTAAGATTGATAAAAACAAAACAATGATGAATAAAATCAATGCTATATTTTGAACTGTTATAAAAACATTGCCCGTTTTTCTAAACGGACAATTTTTCTCATTGCATTCTCCACAATCAAAAGAGAATGCACTTTCAAAATTACCTCCGCACTTTTTCATATCTTTCCCTCCCGTAATTGTAAAATTCGGTTTCTGAAATTGCTTTAATCTCTAAAATATGATTATCAAATATAAGTGATGGTGCGTGTTTTTCAGGTTTTGTAATAAAAAGATAATTTTCTATTTCGATCAGCCCGGTTGTAGTGAAGTCACTAATTCGCCCTCTCACTTTAGCGTCAAACCTTAAGCTAACTTCAGGTTTAAGAGTGACTTCTACAAAATCTCCTATTCTCAAACCCTTAAAAATCTCTGGTATATAAAACCGTTTTTTAACTTCTTCTAATTCTTCATTCATATTTTGCTCCGCCGTTCTTAACATTTCGCCTAAATAATTATAAGAAGGATAAAACTTTTTAATTTTGATTTTGTTTATCTCTTCTTGCAGGTGGTTTTGAAGTACTTCTTCAGCAGTTAGCCCGTGTGTGATTGTTTCCATTTTTTACTCCTTAAATTTAGTTAATAAAAAGAATAAGGATAATCAATCTCAAACCAAAAATAATTATCAGCATCAGAGATATTGTCCAAATACTCTAAAACTTCCGAAACCTTGCAGGGGGACGTCAGGTCTTCAAAGTCGTGCTTGATTTCATCATCATAATCTAAAATTTCCAAATTAGGAATTAGCCCTAATTTATAAGCCGCCTCAATCCGGTGGCTTCCTTCAATAGCTATAAATTTTTCGCCGTCGAAAACAGCCTTTATTGTTGGCGTTCCTAATTCTTTCATCTCTTTAATAATTCTTTTTAATTTTTCTTCATCATAAACCTTATGCGGTCTAACTATATACATTTTTTAGCCCTTTCGGATTAGTTAATAAAAAAGCAAGCCCGTTAAGAGCTTGCTTAACCATTATCTTAAATCAATCTTAGAAGGTTATGCAGAAGTATATAACCAAATAAGATTATAAGAAAAGAATTATATAAAACCCTTAAAATTTGCCCGCTGTCCATTTTAGCACCCTTCTAAATGTTCGATTATAGCATCTAAAAGAGCGTTCCCGATTTCCTGAATATATTTTTGTTGAGCAAGGCTTAAAGCTTCAAAGCCGCCTTTTACTTCAAATTCTTCTAAAACTTCAGTTAAATAATAAACATTATTTACATCATTATTCAGCCACGCCGTTAAATCTGAAGTATATGGATCAGGTTCTTTATTAAAAATAATTTCTCTGAAATCTTCTTCAGTAGCATCACTATCAGCATCAGCAAAGTCACAAAGAAAATCATAAATCCTTGAATAAATATCATCATCAGGCATTCTGTCTAAGTGTGCCTTATGGATGATATTTTGTTGCCACTCAATATTCTTTTTGAGTGCGTAATATTCTGAACCGTTTTCTCTTTTTCTGCTCTCGAAATTGTTAAGCATTTCTTCAGCAACTTTTTTGATAGTTTTCATTTTCTCAACTCCTTTATAATTGTTAATAATGTTATTTGCATTTAATAATACACTTTCAATGCCAAACTCCAAACTTCAAAATTTTAAGATTTTCAAAGAAAATAAAATCGTGCCAAAAAATTAAGTAGTTTTTACAAGTAAATTTTACACTTTCGGTAAATTTTACCTAAGAAAAACCTTTGAAAATAATCGAAAATCAAAGAGTGTCTCAAAATAAACTGTAAAGTCTGTAAGTTATTGAATTATAAGGATTTATGCAGGATTCCTAAAAAGATAAAAATCTTAAAAAGAAACAAAAATATTTTGTAAATAATCTTATAAATACTTATTTTTGTGATGTAAATAAAAGTTCTTTATATACTGATTCAACCAGCCCCGAATCATAAACAAGGCAATAAACAAAAATAAACCTTGTAAATGATCCAGGCACGCTCAAACAGTCAAATTATATCAAAGTCACTAATAAATAAAAGTGGCAATAGTATATAAACACAACTAATATCAATCTTAATATTTGCTAACTATCAAACACGCCGGACAAATTTACAACTGTAAATAATTAACAAAACCAACAATCAATCCACGCACGCTTAACAAACACAAACATTAACTATATACACTCTTATATACTCCGAATAGTTTACCAATAACAATATTCTAATTATACAAATATCAATCTAATATCAATTTGATATCATTAACAATAATCATAAACAAATAAATAATCGAATCTGTTAACTATAAGATTTTATCAATAAATTGCCCTAACAATAATTAATCTAAATGAAGAAACATTTTCGTTCCAATATGAAACACTCCTTATCTTTATTTAGACTAAATCTAAATAAGAATAACAGACCAAATAAACCTATCAATATTTGCGTGATTCAATCTTTATAAATTAGCAAGTAATTTTAGATGTATAGCAAAGTGGCACATAAATTCACCTAAGACAAAATTCTTTTGATTTTAATCTATTTTCGCAATTTTTTGTTACCGATAATAAATATTATGTCAACTAATTACTCCGGACTGGTTAAATCTAAATTCCTGGAGCGTGGTTCAGCGGCATTTGTTTCTCTTTAGCAACTTTGACGGGGTATCAATATTTTCTAATGGCAAGCAATTCGCAATCTCCCCTTCTCATTTGAATTTTCCCTTATTTTGGACACTTGAATTTTCCCCTATATTGGGCATCATTAGTTGCAATTTTTGCATTAGTTGGGTATAACACCAACTATCCGATATTTCCAGACAGTTCACTTACAATTATTTTTAATAACTTACCAAATTCCCTTGAAAATTAACTTTAGGCGAGTTAATTTTGCAACAAAGAAATAAAAGACTTATGAGCAATATAATCTTTCCAAAGACAGTAGAATTAAAGTGGGCGGAAGGCAGACCGGGCAATAAAGTTATTTGTGAGCTTACCGATAATGATTTCAAAGTTGGCGAGAAGATACAATTTCAGATAAGTGGGCGGTTGGTTGTAGGCAAGATAGAATGGAAGCGGGAGCGGTTGATAGGATTAGAAATATTAGACATATTTGAGGTGGATTATGCCGGCAGTGCCTGATAAATTTGCAAGAATAACGCCTGAAGAAATAGAAGAATGGGGATATTTAGGAGTAAGTGAGAACATTATTTTCAACTTACTTCAGTTAAATGAAAAACAGAGGAAAGTAATCAGGGCGACGGACAAGTGGAGATATAACTACAATAAAGGATTAGCCCGCCGTGAGATAGAATTAGCAAAAAAACTTACCGATGCTAAAGACCCGACTTTAATCAAGGAACTTTTGAAAAGTACAACGATTACGGAAAAGAAATTTGATAATGTTCCAGAGATAGAAATAGACGCACCTGATTGGATTAAGCCGATAAAACGAAGACGACGCAGGAAAGATGAAGTTAACGATTAAAGAAACGGCGTTCAGTCCGTTATTTAAGAAAACTTTTCCTTGCACTTCGAGGTATTTAATAGAAAAGGGCGGTGCGGGAAGCGGGAAAAGTGAAAGAGCCGCCGCTAAGTTCATTTTAAGGTCTCTGCTTGAACCCGGACATAGGCTGATCTGCTGGAGAAAAGTCGGAAGGTCGTTAAGGAACTCTACTTTTAAGTTACTTAAAGACCAAATCCAGAGATGGAATTTAACGGATTTCTTCGAGATTAAAGAAACCGATATGGTTATTACTTGTAAAATCAACGGGAATGAAATCTTGAATATAGGTTTAGATGATTCCGAAAAAATTAAATCATTGACTTCACCTACTTCGTTTTGGGTTGAGGAAGCAACCGAATTGGAAGAAAAAGACTTCAATCAGCTCGATACAAGATTAAGAGGTCAGACTAAGCATTACAAACAGATAATGCTGACATTTAACCCTATAAGCGAATTTCATTGGATAAAAAATAGATTCTTTAATGAATATGCTGATGAAGTCTTAATGAAGAAAGGAATCTTTGACTATTACAAGGATGTTCAATTAGAAGGCAAGACCGTAAGAATCCACACCACACTCATTCATTCTACTTATAAAGACAATCCGTTCCTTGATGATGAATCTAAAGCAACTTATGAGTCTTATAAAGACATAGACAGAAATCACTATGAAGTATATGCGTTAGGAAAGTGGGGAAGTGTGGGAAATCTTGTTTATCCGAATGGATTTAAATTCCTTGAGAGCTATCCTGAACAATTCGACGACATCATATACGGACTTGACTTTGGATTTAATCAGCCGACTGCCTTTGTAAAGGTAGGTATAAGAGACGGTGAATACTACTTAGAGGAGTTGATTTACCAAAAAGGTTTATCGAATGATGACTTAACTGATTTAATCGCTCAGTTCCAAACCGAGAACTATGGAACTATTTACGCTGACTCTGGCGAACCCGCAAGGATTAAAGCGTTGAATGATAACTTTTTTAATCGTGGAATTAAGTTCGAAGTCGTCCCGGCGGATAAATCCGTAAAAGACGGGATTTTATATGTGAAGGCATCTAAGGTTTATACGAAACCTGAAAATACCTATTTGAATAAGGAATTAAAGTTCTACAAGTGGAAAGAAGACGCATCAGGAAACCCGATTGAAGGCGAACCGTTGAAGATAAACGACCACCTTATGGATGCGGTTAGATATGCACTTTATTCGCATAGTCTTTCACCTGAGTTGAAAATGGCATTTATTTAAGAGGAAATATGAAAAAATTCGATTTTAGTCTTTATCTTGAAAATTGTCTCATTTTGGGATGTTTATTTGTTGGGATTTATTTATTTTTCGGTAGTGAATTATTGACGATATTAAGAATATCTATTGGTTCATTTTTGATAGCGATACCTTTAACTGTATTTTTACAGATGATGTTCTCGAATGAAAGAAAATAAAGGAATTAAATGAAACTACTTGATATTGTAACTAAATCGGTAAAACTCACTGATTATAAAGGATGGATTTCTTTATTCGGTGATTTCTACTCTAAGTCTAAAGGGACTTCTTATATCGGGTCGTGCTTAAATACAATGGGAAATTACTTGGCTAAGGGAAAGTTCAGACTTTATAAAAAACAGAAACAAAACGGGAAAATTTATCTTTATGAAGTTTACGACCATCCGTTTTTAGACTTATGGAGCAAACCCAATGAATTTCAAACAACTTGGGAGGTTAAATACTACACGGGAGTTTATTTAGCAGTTTTCGGGAATTTATATCTGCTCGTATTGAAAAGCGTTCTTGACGGCAAACCCCGTGCTTTGATTATGCTCGACCCCTCAAGGGTTGAACCTATAAGTTCAAAAACAAATTATGTGGATTATTACGAATACAATTTAGGAAGTGAAAAGGTTAAATTAAGCGTTAATGAAATTATACATTTTAGATTTCCAAGCAGATATTCAATCGTTAAAGGTTCACCTATACTTGATGAATTAAGAGATGTAATCGAAACCGATAAACTCCAACAGAGATTAACTAAAGACTTTTACGAGAAAGGCGGTTTTCTTGGTGCTACATTTACTACGAATGCTTCTTTAGGCACGCAAGCGTTTGAAAGAGCAAGAAAACAGTTAATGGAAAAATATCAAGGCTCGGAAAATGCTTTTAAGGTGGCTTTATTCGAACAAGGACTTCAACCGATTAAAGCGGCTTATTCTATAAGGGATATGGACTTGACCAATCAAAGGAAACTTGTTCAAGAAGAAATATTAATGGCTTTCAGGATACCTAAACTTTTAATGGGAGCTTCCGCTGAAGGCTATACTAAAGCATCAGCCGAAGCCGCTGAATATACATATGCACAAAGTATGATTGATCCATTACTTGGATATATGAGTGAGGTTTTGACTGATTTCGTAAAGAAGAATTACGGAGCGGATTTAGTTGTTAAGCACGATTCAGTAGCACCTAAAGATGTTGAAAGGAATTTAAATTATTACAAAGGAATGATGGGCATTGGAGCGATTACAATTAACGAGGTAAGAGCAGAAGAAGACTTTGAACCTTTGGAATATGAATTAGCAGATGTGAACATCTTAAACTTAGGCGGTGCGGCTATAAGACTTGACACAGGCGAACAATTAGGTGCTGTGCCGAGTAATAGAATAAATTCTGGTGAGCAGAAAACTTTAGATGAAGAAGTGAAATTAAAAAATGAACTCTCTGAAGAACTTATAGGGCTTCATTATAAACAATACTCAAGACGATTTGACCTTGAGGTTTCAAAGTTTAAATACGAAGTGGATAAATTTTTCACGGCTCAGAAGGAAAGATTATTAAATACTCTGAATTTGAAGAATTTAAATCTGTTAGAAAGTTTCTTTGAGAATGAATTTCAGATAATTTTAAATATGATAGAAAACGCTTATATGAGATTCCTTGAGCGGGGAATGAATTTCGTCGGGATAAAAGACATAAACTCAAGTTTTGTAAGAGATACTTTGCAGAAATTAGTTAAATCTTCTGAAGGAATAAACGAAACAACGAAGAACGAAATCTTAAAAGCAATCCAGAACGCTGATGAAAAGGATTTAAGAAATATCATCGAAAACAAGTATAAAGAATTTTCCGCTAATCGTTCAGAGAAGATTGCTTCCACTACTTTTCAAGGCGGATTTAACGCAGGACTTTTTATAGGATATAAACTTAAAGGGTATAAATCTAAGGTTTGGGTTTCTATGAACGATTCAGAAGTAAGAAGCTCGCATAGAGCCGCACACGGGCAAGAAAAGCCCATAGAAGAACCTTTTGAAGTAGGTGGTGCTTTGATGATGTATCCTGGAGACCCAACTGCACCACCTGAAGAAGTAATAAATTGCAGATGTGTAATTTTAGGAAAGGAAAAATAAAATGAAAGTCCCTGATTATCTTTTAAACATAGAAGACCTTTCAACGATAGAAGTTAAATCCGATCCCGTTGAGAAACTTCAATCTGAAAGAGCGATTATACATTATATTTCTACTAAAGATTTAGATAGACAAAGAGAGATTGTAAATCCAGACGGAATGGATGCAAAAGAATTTAATAAAACAGCCAAATCGGTGTGGTATAATCATAATTACAAATACGACCCGAATGCTTTACCGATAGGAAGAAACCAATGGCTTAAAAAGAAAGAAGACGGAATTTTAGCCAAGACTGAATTTGCTTCGCATAGTTTTGCTGATGACATTTACAGATTACACGCTGACGGGTTTATCTCAACCTGGTCAATAGGTATTGCACCTGTTAAAAACGAAAAAGGTGCAATCAAAGAAGGCTCATTAGAATACGACGACAAAAAGAATATTGTTAAATGGAACGAATGGCGTTTAATGGAATACTCCTCAGCACCAATACCGGCTAATGTTTACGCTGGAGATGTTCTAAAGAGTTTAATAAATTACGAACTTAAATCCACAGAGGCAAAGAATATGGTTGAGAACGCTTATCTTAAATCTGTTATCGAAGAACAATTAAAATCTTTCAATAGTAGATTAGAAGAAATTTATGAGTTAGTGAAAAACAAATCAGAGCTGGATATTCTATCCTTGATAGAATCCAATGAAAGAGAAATCTCTGAGATTAAATCTAAAATTTCAGAATTAACAAAGAAATTAGAAAAACCAGAGGCATTAGGTAATCCTGAACAATTCAAAAAAATAAGTTCGGAGATTATTGGAGATGTCTTAAAGAAGTATAAAAAATAAACTTTAAAAAAGGAGAATGAAAATGGACGCACCACAAGTTTTGCAAGTAACCCGTGAAGATTTACAAAAACACACGGAAGAAATAGTAGTCAATTTAGAAACTAAATTTGACGAAAAACTGAAATCATTCGATTCAAAATTCGATGAGTTCAAAAAACAAATAATGCCAGCAGAGAAACCTGACCCAAATCTTATAATGGGTAAAACTCTTTATCAGCTGGCAAGAACAAAAACACTTGACCCGCAAGATGAAACAGCCGCCGCTGATGGTGGATACCTTGTACCTAATGTTACCGCCGCTGAGATACTCAGACTTATGGAAGATTACGGTCAGGCAAGACAATTTATGAGATTGTTCCCGATGGGTCAAGCCAAAACTGTTAAACTGCCTAAGAAATTAACAGGCGTTACAGTTTCCCGTGTTGGTGAAAATGCTGTTATACCTGATACTAAGGCTACATTATCTGAATTGACTTTGACAGCTTCTAAAGCCGCTTGTATAGTAGCAATGTCAAGTGAATTAGACGAAGATTCAATAGTTGACTTCGGTGCTTATATAAATGAATTAGTCGCCGAAGCATTCGGAACTGAAGAAGATTCACAATATTTCGCTGGCACAGGTTTACCGTTTACAGGATTGTTTAATGCATCAAGTACTTATGGAAACGAAGTAACTGTCGCAAATGCCGGTGCAATTACTTATGATAAACTTGTAGATTGTGTAAGAGGCATAAAAGAAAGCTACATAAGAGGTGCTTCTTGGTTTATGCACAGAACTGTTTACGCACAGATTGAGAAGATAAAGGATAGTGCATATAATCCTATTTTCGTAAACGGTGGCGACCCGACAAGGACAACATTATTCGGTTTCCCCGTTGTTTTAGTTGAAGCCGCACCAAATGCATCTACTTCAACGGCTAATATGCCTTTGATTGTACTTGGTAATTTAAAGAACTCAATCATAGGTGTAAAGAGACAACTAACTGTTAAGCTCTTGTCAGAAGCCACTGTTGATGGCGTGAACCTTGCCGAGAACGATTTAATTGGTTTCAGATTCACCAAACGAGATGCATTCAATATAGGTCTGCCAGAGGCTTATTCAGTAATTAAGATTGCTTCAGGCGGTTAATGAGAAATTCTATCAGAAAACATAAAAGGGGCGAAAGCCCCTTATATTTAGTCGAAGTCAAAAAAGACTTTGGAGAATTTTCTCAAGGAGATAAAATAATACTTAGTCCAGAGGAATTTGAAAGATGGCGAAAAAACCTAAAACTAATAAAAAGAATAAACGAAGATGTTAGTATTATTAAATGACTACAAAGAAATCCTTAAAATCGAGGGTTCTGATGAAGACGAGTTCATAGGCATTCTCGCTGAGGAAGTGGAAACTTTAGTTAAGAACTCTCTGAACCGTGAACTTGAGTTAAAGAACTATGTGGAATACTACAACGGAACAGGGAGTGGTTATCTTGTGTTAAATGCTTTCCCTATCCAATCCGTTAGCAAGATAGAAGTCTATGAAGGTATTGACGGTTCTAATCAGGAAGTCTGGACTGAATTAGTCTTGGGGACTGATTACGACAGACTTGTGGTTTATAACGACTATGCGATTTACCTCGATGGATATACCTTTGTAGAAGGAATAAAGAATTATAGATTAACTTATTCAGCCGGATATGAAGAATGCCCTTTGGACATTCAGAATGCTTGTAAGAAAATAATGAAAATAGCTTACGATGAATTAAAGAAATCAGATTCAGTAGGGGTTGCTTCTCTATCGCAGAACTCTAATTTTTCAAGGAATATATCGTTTGACAAAGACGATGTAAAAAGAATCCTTGATAGTATTTCTTTTTACAGGAGTATAAATATCTGATGGCTTTAACTAAACAAGCATTTTTAGACTTAGGGAATAGAATCCTGGACTACATCGGAGAACGAACTCAGAATTATATGAGATTCGGAGGCGAAGCACCTATACCCGATATGGTAACAAATAGAACAGGGAGACTATTTAAGTCCCTTATGGGTATAGATAGTTCTGAGGCAATCCGTAAAGTGGAATCGTTTGCAGATTCTATGATCTTGACGATAGGCACTCAAGTTCCTTACGCCGCACTTTTAGAAAAAGGTGGTGTAAGAGCGGTAACGGATAAAATGCGAAGGTTCTTTTGGGCTAAATACTTCGAGACTCGTGGAGAAAATCCAATGTGGTCGGCTTTGAGGTTTAAAAGTTCTATCGTATATCCGCCAAGACCTTATCTGAGACCTGCGGTAGAAGAATCAGTCCCTAAAGCTAAGGAAATGGTTTATGAGATGATTAAAAGAGAAGTCCAGATAAGTTTTCAGGAATCTATCAAAGGTGAAATGAAGGCGAAGCCGTTATGAGAATAGATTTATTACAAGCATTAGAAGCAGATTTTAATCTTACAGGGATTAAGAAGGTTTGGAGATATTTTCCCGACCCCGTTTCAATCCCTGAGAGTTCTTACCCTTGTATTTATGTTGCATTTGGGACTGAGAAAGGTATATTTTCACCCGAAGGGACTTCTTTATATGAAGTTCCTGTGGTTTTGGTATGCTTTATCAAAGCCCCGACTGACAGTAAAAACGAGGGTTTACTGAGAAACGAAGCGGAGAGCTGGTTGCATAAATTTAAGAATGTCCAATTCAACAACTTAAAACTTGTTGAAGAAGCGGTTTCTATTGAATACATAACCGGGACACCTTATTTGAATGATTTACCGGACAACAAAGCGTTTTTAATACTCGAATTTAACTTAACATACAAAGGAGAATAAATATGGCATCTGTAAACTTAAAAGATGTAGGCGGTGTAGTCAAACACGGCGGAGGCGTTCTAAGAGTAATAGAATGCAACGACAGCGGAACGCTGACGGGTTCGGATTACACCGATTTAGGATATATTGAAGTTACTGAAGTTTACGACACCACTGATGAAGAAAAAGTCTTCGATGAAACAGGGAAAATCATCCGGAGAAACGAAGGCAATCGTGATGTTGGAATAAATGTAACTTTAATGCAAACCAATAAAGAGGTGATAGATTTTATTAAAGGTGCAAGAAATAAATTCTATACTCTTTATTATAAAATGTCAAAAACAGGCGATGTAAATACTAAAACACAAGAACTGTTTGCAGGAATATGCACCATAAATCCTTCATTTAAGATTTCATCGGGACAGAAGAAAATCCCGGTTACAATACAGTTTTTACCGAATGAAACAGCGATTACAATCACTGCCCCAAATACTTTATTCGGTGCTGTTGCAACGGCTAATGTTTCAATCCCTGCAAACGCATATTATTCAATAGTGGAGACATAATTTATGTTTAAACTAAGTGAAGGATTAGAATTAGAACTAAGACCGAAGATAACCCCGAAGATACTAAAAGAACTTAAATCTTTGGGGTTGCTTCAGGAAAGTGACGGTGCTAAAATTCTGACGCAAATGATGGAAATATACACTGATGACGAAAGGTTTAAAAAACTTGTTGACTGTATGTTTGTAGTCGAAGGCAAGACTATAAACTATGAAGAAATAGATTTAAGCCAGATATTCCTTGCGTATCAGGATTTTTTTCTGAAGTTAGTCGGGAAATAATCTTAGCAAAAGAAATTCTCGACGATTTTTCGCAATACGAGCCAAGTGGAGGCAGAGTAGCGATGGCTGTCTTATCAACGCTTGACGAAAAATATGAAATAGATTACTTGGTCTTTTCGGCTTCAGAAAACCTCATAGAAGAAGAATATGCTTGGAATATGCGATACTCAGATGTTATAAAACGATTGATGTTCCGTAAATTAAACAATTTCATTCAGGAACAAGAATTAGACAAAGGTAAATAATGGATAATTTTAGTTTTTCGGTAAAAATAGACGGCGTTGATACCATAATAACTTCTGTTGCCGAAGCGAATAAAAAAATAAGAGAACTTACCAAGCAGTTCGTTGACTTAACAGTTGCAGGCAAAGACGCTTCGCAAACACTTGCTACACTTAATAAAACGCTTGAAATTAAAAATAATTTAATCAGCGTTCAAAGCGGGTTTGTAAATCTTAATAAATCTATAAATACATCTCAAACCGCTTCTGCTAACGCCGCACAAGCGTTATTGAATTTAAATTATGTCGTAAGAGACTCACCTTACTTCTTTAATAACTTCGCTCTCGGTGTAATGGCGGTGGGTAACAACATCAACCCGCTGATAGACAGTTTTACAAGATTAAGAATGGAAGCAGGTGAGAAAGCCGTATCTGCATTTACTTTACTCAAACAAGCATTAGTTGGTGGCGCAGGCATATCAATAGCATTCTCGGTATTAGTCTCTGCAATTCAGGCATTCGTATTCTGGCAATCACACGCTAAAGAAAAGACTGAGGATTTGACTAAGGCGATAGACGAACAAAAAAAATCTTTAGAACAATTATCCGACAGACAAATCAGGAATATGACGGTTGAGTATGATATTAAAGTAAGTGAAATGCTCGCCGAAGCAAGGGCTAAGATGAAAAGAGAGCAGGACTTATACCAAGAAAAAATAAAACAAAGCAGATACAATTTTCAATTAACCGCACCGTCAGAAAATATAGAAGATTATTTATCAGGCAAGCAAAAAGAACAGTTAGCCCAATATCGTGAGATGATACAATACCTGAGAATGTATTTGATGACCAGAGGCGACATTGAAAGAAAAGAAGCAGAGATTTTAGATTTATTGCAAAAGCAAAAACAAGTAATCGCAAATCCTGAGTTGGTTAAAGCATATGAAGATAGAATAAAAAAAATAAGAGAAGAAATTGACGCATTAAAGGGCAAATTACCAAAAGAGCCTAAAGAACCAAAAGAGAAAACTGTTAAAACTGTCGGGGCTGAAGTAATTGACGAATTATATAGTAACATAGACCGTGAGATAAGAAGTGAATATGAAAAACAAATAGCAAAATTTGAAGCGATAGGTTTGCAGTTTGACCCCGTCCAGAAATTATTTGTATTCCAATATGCTATTGAGATAGTAGAAAAAAGAAGAAAACTTGAAGGAATGCAAATGAGGGCAAACGAACTCCCATTTGTAGGAGGGCGTGAACTTCCCGAAGATGTTAAAAAGAGACTTGAAGGATATAAAGAAAGAGACGCACTTGAAGCTATGGATGAAGCCAAAAGAAAAGAAATGGCTTTAGCCCAAGCATCAAATATTGTTGGCGACTCGTTAATGTCTGCTTTTAATAAAGGAAGATTTGCACTTGACGAATTTATTCAATCCTTAACGCTTGCTATTGCTAAAATGTTTATACTTCAAGGTATTGCTTATTTATTCGGGCAACCAAGTCTTTTTGGAAATGTTACTAAAGCAGGTGCGGCTGGAGCTGTATCTGGAGGTATGCCTAAAATAAATGTCAATGTAGGTGGCTCAATGAAAATGAACGGCAGAGAATTTGTGGTTCAATTCAAAAGAATAGAAAACTCTATGAACAGGGTTCTTGTAGGATGATAACTAAAGTTTTAATACATCATTACGCTATTATCAGGAATTTAAATTCCATACAGGAAGTAGAGATTAGTAATTTTGATGTTACTAATTTAATCTATGAAGACATTGACATTACTCAAAGACTTGAATACAGCGAGATATTCGAGCAGGCGTTATCCACTTCGGATTTTTACTTTGACAATGATTTAATTCAGGGACAAAGTTTTACAATTAAACAACTTTTAGACGACATAGCAAAACAACCAGACCATTTTGCAGGCGTGAGTGTTTTTATAAATAATGAAGAAGAACCCGAGATATGGATGAGTATTGATTTTTCGAGTATGTCTTATGATGAAGACCAAGAAATAATCTCATTCGGGGCGGTTGATTTTCTTGCCAAATACAAAGAGCTTTGGGAAGAAAAACAACTACCTAATTTAGGTGACCCTTTGATAGGGATTACATTAAAAAGAACTAAAATATCAAATGTGCTTCAGGAAATAATAAATCAATCACCTTTATTAAGCGGATATGTTGTTAAAGTTGGAGACTTAGAGAACAAATGGATTGACACAAGTGTTTTATGGTATTTAAACGCAACCGATAAGCCGTATAATATTTGGGAATATCTTATGATTTTACGGCGTGGTTTTATAGCATATCCTTACATAGACAGCAAAAAGAGACTTAACTTTGTGACCATAGCAGATTACATTAAAGACAATATTTTAGAAAATAGTAAAATAGTAAATGTTTATGACAGCACATATCCTTCTGAAGCTTATAACGCTTGCGTGGTAGGATATAGATATAACTACGAAGACGATAATTCTTGGCACTTAGATATACAATATTATGTTGGTGATGAAGTTGTCCATAGAAACCAAAGATATAGATGTATGTATGAGCATACCTCAGATATGAATACCGAACCACCGAGTTATGTTTGGGAGTGGCTTTATATTGATTATCCTATTATTGATTTCCCTGTGAATTGGCTACCTGGAACTCCATTTGCGGTTTTAATCACTAAAGACGGCAGAGCATTTGCATTGCCTTATTACGAAAAGGCAACTCCTACTGATTGGGGAATACCTACCGTTGATGTTGAAGAACTTGTCAGGACATACGCACCGAAATATCAGAAAAGTTATTACGCTAAAGGATTTATAGATTTAAGACCTGAAGTAAGAGTGCCTGAGAACTTTGCTCAAGATTTAGAACTTGAAGCGATGGGAATATTCGAACAAATAAAAGTATCTGATTTATATAGATTATGCAAACCATTACTTTTAGGAAAGAACTATAAAGAAATTAAAGTAGTTTATGACGATATAAGTATAAATCTTTTAGATAGAGTAAATTACGAAAATAAATATTATATTGCAGTAGAAGTTAAAAAAAACTTAGACGCCGAAACATCTGAAATAATTTTCAGGGAATATTATGAGTAATGTATTACACGGCACGGGCAAACCAAGATTTGTAGCAATTACAGACACGATAGAATACGGGACTGTTGTAACTGCAACCGCTTCTTCTGTTACGATAAATTTAACTAATTATTCAACACTACAATCTTTAGATGAAGACAAAGGGCTTTACGGACTTTTGATTTATACAGTAAACGCTGATAATGAAGAAACCGCTGGTGCAGTAATAGGATATGCTGAATCCACGAGTATCGCAATAATAAGGTATTGGACAAATGGACTTCCAAAGGACAATGCAAATTACACGGCAAGAAACTATGTAATAGATTTACCCTACTGTCAAAAACTTACCGAGAGATGGACGCCTGATATGGTTATAAGGAAAAGACTTAATGGTAAAATCAGGACAAAGAAAAAAGGATTTTATTACAGTGCGACGCTTGATTACTCAAGATATATCGGTGCGGATACATTAAGCATATTGAGACCTTTATTTTCAACGAACACTAAGTCTATACTCTTTTACCCAAGAGTTGATAACAGTAAAATATTTTATGTTGTTGATATTTCACCCGATACAGCGTTTGAACTTTATAGATTACAAAATCATCAAGGACACGGCGGGTTTATGATTGAGATAATAGGGTTAGATAGAATACCAGAGCCGATGATGTATAATCCACTTTTAGTGACAGAAGGTTATGGATACAATTATGGAACTGATTATGGCATTGGATTATAATGATACAGTTCTCTTAAAATGAGACATATTTAGATTTACAGAGTATTAAAATTCAACAAAAATAAATAAATTAAAGGCATAAATTTTGATTAAAGGTGGCGAAATGAAGAAAATTATTTTATTTTTACTTTTCTTAACTGCTTACATATATCCACAGATTTCACCTCCGAGTGGATACACGACTAATTACCGGCTGAGACTTTACTCTCAAAAAGCACAACCATCGGCAGATTCTATAAATGCGAATTGGATTACAATAGACCAAAAGATAAAATTAGCGTATGATTCGGCGACAACTCCTACCATTCTAAAAACATACGGGAATTTTACTTATTACGGAAATCGTATCCATAAATCGGGTTATCTTTCTATGGACGGTGCGAGATTTTTCTTCGGGAATAATACCGTTACTTCACCGTTATTTGTCGGTGAATTAGCACCTACGGCTAACAGAACTTATTTAACTTATACTAATGTAACGAACACAGATACAATAGCAACTTGGAGATATGTAAGACAGAATTATTCACCACAGAACAACGGTTATAGAATATTATTTAATGGTGCATCACAGTCAACAAATGGGAACGCTACTCAGGTTGAGTACCAGATGGGTAACGCCACATCCATAACTACAACGACAACGCAAAATATAAAAATCCCATTTTATAAAACAGGCGATGAAGATTCGCTTATACTTTACTTCAGGGCTTATTATACATTGGGTTCTTATACATATAACCAAACAAAAGTAAGATTTTGGATTGACGGCGACCCACCGTTTACCGATGCTTATTACGGCTCAGTGGATATAGTGAATGACGAATCTTATGGATATTCAAATTATACATTAAAAGCAGATATTAGCTCTCTACCTATTGGTAATTATTATATAGGTATAGCGGGGACTGTTGGTTTAGACACATATTCTTCTGGGACAGCAAGAATCTATCTAACAAGACCACTACTTATGGTGAGGTATTAATGTGGAAAAATCTTGAAATAAGAAAAGGCAACGCACAGGCGTTAAAATTTTACATTGAAGGTGATATAACTTCAAATGATATAATTTTCGCCTGTAAAGAATCAAAGAACCCCTCCGCAGGTGCGGACATATTAAAAAAGAATCTATCAGCAGGCGGGAGTGATACAGAGATATTTTTAACCTATAATGCAAATAAAAGACAGACTGAAGTAAAGGTTTTCTTGGTTCAAGGTGATACGATAAATTTAACTAACACAAGATATTTTTATTCATTAAAGAACGATACAACAAATAATGAAGCGTATGTCGGTAAACTTTATTTAATAGAAAGTCTATACGGTTCTACAACTTCTGTAACCGCAGGATTTAGATATTATAATGTAATGAATAACACCGAAAGAGACACAATTGGTTCGGGGCTGACTTCCGCTGATGAAGGACTTGTTTGGTGCTATGTTTCTGAAGATAAAACTATGTATTTTTGGGATGGGACGAAATGGGTTTAATCTTAAAGACAATAGTAACAAGCACGGGTTCTTTTACATTAGTCATAGGCACAAGAACCGAAGTAGAAAATTACTCAAGTGCTAATTTAAGCGTCAGTGATGAAGGGAAATATATCGCATATATCACTGACGAAGATGCAATTTATTTCTGGGATGGAAACCAATGGAGATAAAAATGAAAAAAATAATTTTATTTATCTTGTTTTTGGCTGTGAATTTATCTGCACAGAATTATATAATCAGACAGGATTCACTGAGAGCAAGTGAAAGCAGGTTAAAAGATGCGATTAGAGATTCGCTCAATGCGAACACACGGGGGTGGATAAATTCTCAGCAAGCAGGAGGTATAATTAGAGATAGTTTAGATGTGAACTCGAGGGGGTTTACAAACACTATACAAGTAAAGCAAATAATTAATGATAGTTTAAGTATAAATGCGAGAAATTGGCAAACTGCTGGACAAGTAAAAGCAATTGTTAATGATAGTTTAACGGCTAATTCACGAGGTTGGATAAATTCTATCCAAGCACGGCAAATAGTTGGAGATAGTTTGAATGCTAATTCACGGAATTGGCAAAGCAAAACTCAGGTTGAGAATATTGTAAAAGATACATCGACAGTTTTAAATGCTAAAATTGCTACAAAAGCAG